GAATATAAAGGTAATGTTTGGATGCTCAAAAGTGGCAGAGTGGTGAATCAAGGACCAGTTGCCCAAGTAAAGAAGAATTTCAACAAAGAACTACTTGGTAAACTAAAGTTTGAATCCGTTGAAGTAGAGGAAGATAAAAAGGTCACATGCCCAAAGTGTGATGGTGAAGGTTGCGAGCATTGCGACTATAAAGGATATCATATTGAATCCGTTGAACTGGATGAAATTAGGAGGACGATACCATCGGATATGCCTGATCGTAGTGGAACATTGGTTAATAAAATACTAAAAATACCAACAAAAGAACAACAAGCAGCACATGAGAAAAAAATAAAGGACGCAGCAAAGATAGCAGCAGAGAACGAAAAAAATAAAAAGAAGTGGGGGGGACTAAAGCCCACATGGTCAAGAGATCTTAAAGACTCAGTTGAACTGGATGAAGCAAAACATGAAATACAAGACTTGATTGCAAAGTATAAAAAGGCTGGAAGAACAGCACACCATTATCCAAGAAAGAAAGAAATATCTCTTGATGGAAGAACAATGAGTAACAGTGATGCCATTAAGAAAATGAAGAAGTTGGTGGGTGATATGCCACTACGCAAGGAACCCGGTGAACTGGATGAAGTACGAAGCAATGTTTATGTGGTTACAGATAAAAACGGTAAGGTTGTTGCCGATAACTTACAGAAAGCAGCAGCAAGTGAATTTGTGAGTAACCAGTCCGCACAAAGACGAGGTACAAATCCACCTTACACAATTGTTCTTGACCCCACCGCAAAGGCTGGTCAAGTTCTAAAGAAATTTGCAAGAAAAGAGTCTGTTGAACATTTGGGTGAAGCATGGGACGAAAAAAGTGTTCAAAGAACTGCGAAGACCGGTTACGGAATCAACATGAAGGGTGGAAAATTTACTGGTAAGAAACCACCAAAGACTCCGTATGAATATATGAAAATTACCTCAAGTAGAGGTAATAACTTCAATGTGCAACTTGGTCTTGGTAAAAACAAGAAAGTCATAACTGGAACCGCCAAAAATATGGCGAACGAAATTAATAAAATATTTGGTTTCGATGAATCCGTTGAACTGGATGAAAATGGTGTTGAAATAACGCATAAAGGTTTGTGTAAAGAAGCACACCCAGATATATCCCACAAGGATTGGGAAAAAATACAAAAAGAATCTGTTGAAAAACTGGATGAAGCAGATAGACCAATGCAATTCCCCGGCAAAATAGTTGGTGGAAAGATGAAAGGCAAATTTACTAGCGCACAACTCAAACAATTGAAGGACGCATATGGCAAGATTGGTCGGGTTGATCCTTCAAGCAAATCATACGAGAAATTAACATCGTATCTTGATGGTATGAATAAAGCACAATTAACACAACTTGTTAATGCAAAAATTCAATTCATCTCTAGTCTCGCACGCAATCGCCTTGCCAGATTGAAGATGAAATCAGAGTCGGTTGGATCCGAAGAGGTGGTATCTGGTTCTTTGAAAGAAAAAAAGAAATCAATTCGGAATATTCTAACTGCGGCTGAGTTGATACGAAAGTTTGATATGAAAGGTGAAGGAATTGATACCCCTGCAATAGACAGCAAAAAGTGGGGAACTCCCGGTTTCACGACAGAGGAGAATGAATCTGCAAAAGAAAAAAGAATCTTCACGCGAGGTGATTCTGTAAAAGGAAGACGAGGCTACCATAAAGACCAGGAATATGTTGTCCATACGGACCATTCTTCCGAATCTCATATGACTGTTCGTGTTCCAAGAAAAGATGGTAAAGATCGTCTGGTGCGGGTGTCAAGAAGCAACTTTAACAAAGTAAGCAATGGATTTAAGCGAAGAAGGTTTCCTGGACCTTCTCCAAAATCTCCATCCTAAAAATAAAATAAACAAAATTATAAAATAACCATTTATCCATATAAATAATATATGGAATGGTTAAGTTAAAAAGTGTATATTTCTTAGCAACTGCATTATGGTTAGTAGGGTGTATAACTCAGACACCAATTCCACAACAAAATATAAAAGAAATAACAACAGTAGAAACTAATTCAGAATTTCTGAAGTGGTTTGAAACTGTCAATTATGATAATGACCCATACCCAGCAGTGTGTTCGCTGTCTGATGTCATGGGGAATATCATTGGTAGCGGTGTCCTCATCGCACCGAATGTAGTGTTAACGGCTGGGCACTGTATAGATGGTATAGAGTTATCTTACGTTTCCTTTGGGAACGAAATTATCTGTATACCGGAGACACTGCTCCACCCAGAGTATAATCTTTTTATGCGTGTTCCCCATGACATTGGACTTCTTTTTCTAGAACATGAGGCATATGGCGTAAAACCAGTGACCATGCATAGTGGTCAGTTCATCTGTAGGTTTGCAGATATAACAACAGTTGGTTTTTCTTTTTTTTACAAAAAATATAGTAAACCCGGAGCATTTAGGTATTTTGGAACCGTACTAGAAGACATTGGTGAGATTAAATTTCTCCCCAACAAGACATCCATTTGGTATGGAGATTCTGGTGGTGCTGTGTTTACTAATTGGTATGGACAGAAATTGCTCATCGGAATCATATCCAGTTTTATGATTATAGATGGAGAAGCGGTAGAATGTTCTGCAACAAGAGTTGATATGTTTAAACACTGGATAGAAGAGAGTATAAATAAACATGAAGGAGTTTTGGAAAACACGATTGATGCTTCTGTCAACCCCTGAAGGGATGATAGTTTCTCTTATAGGATTTATTATAGGGACTTTACTTGTAAGGGGTTTGTAGTTGGAAGCACATAACTTTTTTGAGTTATTGATTATCTTAATGTTGTGTATTGCAGCACATTTTGGAATGGAAGAATAATTATGATTATAGCAGGAGTAGATTATTCAATTCGTACACCAGCAATTTGTATATTTGCTGCTAAAAATGAATTGTTTACATTTAAACGATGTCGTTTTTATTTTCTTACCGATACTAAAAAATATGCGGATTTCTTTCTTAATAATATTCAGGGTGAACGTTCTCAGGACTGGAACAGTGACGAAGAAAGATATAAAAGTATTGCAGACTGGGCGATTGACAAACTTGTTGGCTGTGACCAGATTGCCTTAGAGGGTTACTCTTTTGGTTCTAAGGGCAAAGTGTTTCATATTGCAGAGAATACGGGTGTGTTGAAATATAAAATTCACAATAACGGAATTCCCTTAGAAATAATTCCACCAACTGTTGTTAAAAAGTTTGCAACCGGAAAAGGAAATGCAGATAAAACAATGATGCACAGATCATTTATTCAAGACACAGACTATGATTTAAAAAAAATTATTACACCAGATAAAAGTATGGTAGATAACCCTGTTTCAGATATAGTTGATTCTTATTTCATTTGTAAATTTTTATACGATCAAATGAATCCAGACACTACAAGTTAATGGATGTCATATCCAGACCATTTCTTATATTGTTTACGGATGTTAGCAACTTCTTTTTGTGTTGATCTTGATTGAATTATGTTTGAAGTTCTCTTAAACTGTTTGTGGTCGATTACTTCATCGCCATTTTTTGCAGTTTCTACACTATAGACAACTTCTTCTAGTGCTTTTTTATCTTTTCTAAATTGATATATGACAATAACAATACCAGCAAGAACACCCACTCCTGCAAATATGCCACCGAATATACCAACATGTTCCATGTATAGTGTAGCATAGGTTCCAAGTCCACCAGTGACAGCACCCATCAAGAACAACAAAGCACCCAATTTAGGATTTACAAATATTGCTATTGCAATGCCACCAATGCACAATAGTAATCCTGCGCCTGCGGTTACACTTGCAATCCAGTATAAACTTTGGACCGCTTCTTTGCGTTCTGCATCTCTAAATTGTGAGTTTTCTACTTCCAGCACTTCTACTTCATCTGCTGCAACATCTATTTGATCTGCAATTACAGGAAGTTCGTCAGGTTCCGGTATTTGACGAACTTCATCTGCAATATATTCAAGTCTTTGTGATGTATCGCCACGAACTACGATGTCTGGTATTGATTCACATGCTATCGGGATTAAACACAATAATATAAAGAGAACTGATTTCATTTATTTGTTTTTTCCTTTAGAACAGGGGGAATCAAATAAGACATGATTCCGGTTGTGCTATCTTTTACAATTACTGGCATACCAGGATTGCGATGCGCATATGTCCTAATTGATTGGTTGTTGATATCTTCCATATTCATTTTCCGCGACCAACGTTCGTGACGTTTTCTGCCGTGAAGACAATTGCCATATTCTTCGCTGGTGACTGTAAACACAGGACAGCCTGCAAATGTTTCGTTAGACTTTTTTTTTCTTTTAGCGGGAACTCTAATTCTATCTGCTTCTCTTCCTGCGATTTGTGGAAGGTTATCCGAAGGTGTTACGCTCTGATGCATTCCGGCAATACCGCCCCCTGCGGATGTCATTATTTCTTGTATTAATTGTTTATATGTTTTCATGTTTTACGTTTTCTTTGAAAGTTCTGTACCTTTTTTGCATTTGGTAAAAATTTTTTGAGTGCTGCTTTTTCTCTTGCATTACATTTTTTTGCTCTTTCACTTCTCCTTTGACTAGGTGTGAGTTGTTTAGGAATTGAAATAGGCATTCTAGATGACTGCATTCTTTTTTTATTTTTTCCACAACCACACCCCATTAAACATTCCTTGTAATATTTAGAATTTTCTGTACTTGCAAATCACATTTCGCTTCGCGTTCTCCACCAGGCCAATACAAGTAATCTTTTTCTTTGTTCTTTCTAAGATTTAGAAGCAGTGGTAATGTTGCTTTTTCAATTTCATTCATTTTTGCTGCTAACAATTCATCATATTGAATCTTAACTTCATTGGTGCCTTCACAGGTAGAATTCATTTGCAAAATAAGGTCCAATTTTTCCTGCATTTCTTTAATTTCATCTGGCGTTGTCTGATCATCAAGTTGTACTAAAGCGTTAAGTTCATCCTCATCTGCCGCAGTAAAACCAAAATCAAAATCACCATTTAAATATTCTTCTGGTATGTTTTGATTATTCGTCATCTTCGTTTTTCTCCAGCAACGTTTCAAATGATGAATTTAATGCAAAAGAATCAACATCAAAATTCTTTTCCTCTAACAAATATTTCTTTATTTCATAAAGAACAAATTTACCGTCTGCGCCAACCTTTTCTGCTTCATCTTTTAATAGAAGCATTGCAGTGGGAAGAGTGGTGAGTCGCGCTCTGAGCGTTGGATCAGGAACCATTGCAATAATCTTTTTGATGTTGATTATTAGTCTATGAAACGCATCAACAGATTTTCTTTCTCTAGAATCAGTGATGGTATCAAGTTTTCTAAGGAACTTCCCTTTATTGTCTATTATGCCGTAGCGGTACGCATCCATTTTGGTAAAGGGAATTATTATCAGTCTAATGAATTTATATACAGTAAAGGCATTAATAACTTTATTAAGTTCGCCCATTTTGTTTTCATTTAAATTCATTTCATTTTCTCCAACATCTTATCTATCTTATGATCGGTTGGAATTTCATCACAGTCGGCTTCTGGTATTGAATATGGGAGAAATTTAAGATAACTTAAAAATGATTTTAAATATGAATGAAATTTTTTGTCTATTTTATAAAAAAGTATTCTACAACACGCATTTGATCCAAACACATTATTAAGTATTATGATGTGATTCAACACTAACCTTTCTTTCAATAAACCTTTATTGTGATATCGTCCTAATAAACGTTTGATATATTTGATCCGATTTACGTCTTCATAAAACTCTTCCATGTCGTTGCACTGAGGATTATTATACATCTTCATCACATACATTTCAAAATTTTGTTTATTAATAATCGAAAAATCCATGATGAAAATGTTTTTTTATTCTTCGTTGTTTGGTACAATCTTTGCATCTATTTCATATAAACCATCATCGTCTTGGAATAGATCTATTTTTAATACAAGACCTACGCCGTTATTAAATTCTGAGATGTTGTCACTCGTATAGAATCCCTGTTTAAGTAGATTATGAGTAGGAGTAGTTCCGAACGATCCACCCCACCTTTTAAGTGGAAGTTTTGTAGATTCGTCCGTTGAAAGTTCGGATGAATTGTTCCAATCAAAATCTAGACCAGCAAGATTCAGTTTATGCCGAAGTTGTGATACTGCATTTTTTGGTTCAATAAACTCTCTTTGCGTGAATGCTTTAAGGAAAGAGTTAAGACGAACCAATTGTTCTGGATGATCAACCCGATGAACACCAAAATCGCTGTGCGCGCTTCGTGCAGCACCACCAACGGTAACTTGACTTTCTGTAATGGTTGATATGTCTTCTTGCAGTTTTTTGTATGTTTTCATAACATTCTCCATGTAGTTAACTACGACTATTTATTGTTTTTTAATGCTCTACTTGAAATTTTTTGTGAATATAGAATTAATTGACATATATGGTGTGTCTTTTATATACCTTTTGAGGAGTTTTTTGGTGCCTATTTCACCCGCTCCTCCTTCTTCTTTTACAGTTTTTTGTGTTTTTAAGTGTAGGTCTAGGGGTTCCGGGGGATCGCCAATTTCCCAGCCACTATCTCTGTTTAGAGTTTTGTCAAATAAATCTTTCGTGAATGCTTTTGTTTGTATTGGATAATCAGGGAGGGCGGAAACTGGAAATACTTTATCCTCTTCAACATAATCAGCAACCATTATTCTGAAATTTTCATCTAGATCGTTGTCTGTTTCATTATTTTGTGCTATTTGGCGGAGGAAGTGGTTGCCATAACTAATAGGAATTTTCTTTTCTTTGCCGTTTATGGTAATGGTATTGAATTCCTTAGAATCTTCTATATTGGGGTTATTTATATTAATATCAAAGTCGTAAAGGTCTGTGAGTGAACGAGCAGCGAATTCATATGGATTTGTTAACATATCTTGTTCAATTTCTGATTTATCAATGAGTAAATTTTCTTCATTTTCTTCTACTTGTTTTGCTTGTTCAATCACAGAGAACATTTCATTGAAGCCTAATAATCTTCCGGATGATCGAGCATATTCGTCGCCTTGGTTGGATCTGTCTTTAATTACAGTTGTTCCGTGTCCGGTAAGTTTACCAGAATCTGAAGTAATAGATGGTTGTGTAATATCAGTGCTGAATACAGACGAACCTATACCTTTTCGTGTTTTGCCACGGAAACGGACTGATACTTTTTCGGCATATCTTGCAACTGTGGGGCTGGTGAACGGATCTTCCCCTATTTCCTCAAATGCATGTGGACTCAGCATGTGCGATGCTGCTGCTTCTGGAACACCCATTGCATCATATTTGTTTGCGCCAGTCATATTTTCATGGACCATTGCGCGAGCAAATTCTGGATTATCCTTAATAACCTTAAGAACTTCTTCAGTTATTTCTTTTTGTGCAGTATCTCGGAATTTATCATAATCATATTCCTGTTTAATTTTTCCGCTACCGGTGAACATGTATGCCATTTTTGGATTAGCACGAACTCTATCAGCATTTTTTGAGGATACTGTTTTTGTAGGGAGATTTCCAACACGTTCAATTAACTTATCGATGACTTTTGTTTTAAATTTGGGGTCGCGTTCAAGAACAGTTTCTAATGAAGCCCTGAATCCGGCAGCAGTTGCTTTTCCTTGTTGACTTGAAAGTTGGAAAGATTTATCATTTTTTAGTGAAATTTTATACTTAATGCTGCCGTCTTCGTTTAATACTACATTGTCGGTTTTTGGTTCACCGTTTATTTGGATGCCTAATTCGTCCCAGTGGTATAGGTTATTTCTGTCTTCTTCTGGAAGTTGACCCAATGTCATTATTGCAACAGCAAACATTGCTTTACTGAAAGATAGGTTCTTGCCTCTATTGGCTTCACTTTTTCTAATGATATCATCGATACTCATTCCGCGAGATAAATCAGATGCAACGGTTATAGCATATTCGAATTGCTTACCTTCGTTTTTATCACGAATGGTAACGTGTGCTTCCAATTCGTCCCACACATCCGATAAATCGGAAGCATTCCTTGGCTGCAATACCATTTGTGGCTGTTCCCATGCAGATGCTTCGGGATTATATGCTTGTGATTCAAACTCTGCTTGTTGTTTTTCAGTGTCTTGGTCGGCATCCTGTTGTGTTTTAAATTCTTTTTCAGCAGTAGCAACTTGTATTTCTTTTTCTTTGGCGTTTAGGGTTGCCATGTCTGCCTGAGCCTTTGCTGTTTGTTTTTGTTCCGGACTCTGTGCTGTGCTGATTTCTTCAGATCCATCTTCACCTTTAGCACCCTTTATAGCAGTGACATCTGCTTCCCCCTTATTTCTAGTTTTGGGGCTTTCTTTTGATGGTGTAATCATTTTCTTTGCGGTTACTGTCCACACCCAATCGTCCTCTTGTGCAGCAGAACCAGCAGAACCGCGAGAAGGCTTTTCGTTTTCTATATCATAATCTCCATGCGTAAGTTCATCTTTATGGATGAGCATCATCTTCCCTTTGTTTTTTCCTCCTGTTGGTCGGACAAGTTTAAGATCACTCCACCGAGGCTTACCGCCCACCTTTTCTGCTTCTCGTTCTGCTCGCTTTCTTGCAGAATCTCTTTGTTTGGGGTTTTCTATTCCAGTTCCCTTTGCAAATTCTTTGTCCTTGAGCCTCCGGGTTGCTTCTTTTGCTTCCTTTGCTTCAAGCAAGAAATTACCAAACACATCATCAACACTTTCTAGTGCTTTTACAGGATCATTGGTTGTCATCCGAGATCGGACTTTTTCTAGTCTTTCTTTTTCTGCTTTATGCATGTTAGGCATCATCCTTTTTGCTATTCTTGCAATGATCTTTTGCTTCTTCTTTATTTTGGCATCAATTTTTTCACGTTGCATGAAGGGGAGGTCTTCCCATTTCATACCTTTAATTAATTTTTGTCTCACTTTTTTTATTGCTTCTTTTTTTGCTTTTGCGGCTAATTGAGTTTTGCTTTTTCGCTGTTTTTCTTTTCTCTTGCGACTCCTTGCACGCTTCTTGGCGGTTCGTTTCATTCTTCTAGAAAGTTTACGTCGGTTTTGCGCCGAAATTTCAGTCAACAACAAATCAGATTCTATTGATAAAACTTTACCAGATTCACAAAACTCCTCAAATTCATTAAAATTGAACCATGATTCTTTAATTTCACCACGAACTCCCATACCTTTTCTTATTGCTTTAAATAATCCTAATACATCTTTTTCAGAAATGTTGGATGGTATTCCTAACCGAAATGCACTGAGATTTCCTTCTGCTGCCGCCGCACGCATTTTAGATGCAGACATACCCGCAACGCCTTCTGCATCTGGATCTCTTTCCCCGGCAGATATTACTTCAAATTTAGAGAATTTAAATTCCTTCTTAGGTCCAACATATCTACCAACAGATCGTTTAAATTCGTTTACTCTATCCGAACCCACAACCATAGTAACTTCATCATATCCTGCATCGCTAAGTTGTTTTAACACAACAAATGGGGTGTTATGTTTTTTATTCACAATTATATTAAATCCTCTAAGAAGTTTCTTCATATAACGAAATTTGTCTGTAGAGGATAGGGGATTTTTCTTTTTGTCGGTAGTGCTACTTCCAAATATGGTATGTTCAGCATCTCGCCGTCTTGCTTCCTCTTTGACTCGGGTAGCAAGTAGTAAATGTCCAGTAGTGGGAGGATTGAAACGTCCAAATGTGAAAACCATCTTTTTCATATAAAGTTTCTCCGTTGTATGATATGTATAAAAAACAAGAGAGCATATATAGGGATACACTCTCTCGTTTTATTTAACCCCACCGATTTTCATCCGTAGGTTCAGTGTTTCTGGACCACCTCCTTTCAAAGATATGAAAATCGGTGGGGTTTATCTTAAATCATCTATTCCAAGGAAATTTAGATTTTAACCAATTCCATGTTGGAGTACCGATTGCTGCGCCCGCTATAAAAATTATTATACTATAAAATATTGTACCTAGTGCGCTTGAAAACATATCGTTTCTCCTTATGATTGTTGCTGATAAACCCTTTTACAAACAAAACCTTTGTGGTGAGATCGCTCACCATTCATTACCTTATATATTGCAGATTTGTTTAAGTCATTTTGACGGCAAAACTTCATTAAGTTATCTACTAAGTAAGTCACGCCATTTTTGTCCTTAAACTCATATAATGGTTTACGATCTTCCTTACTACTACTATGTATAATTTGCCACACCCAAGAACTACCATTTTTTATAAATTCCCCGCCGTGTTCTGCAATAAATTTTTCTCGGTGTAAATAGGACTTAGAATTATCATTTATTTTAATCCATTCACGGGTATTTCTTATATTGACCATATCTTTATTCATAATTTACCCCTTCACCCAATTTTTTGCAAGATTGAAATTTGCTCTACTAAATTCAAGTCTGTCCACAATTTTTATTGCTTTGTTAGAAATATGGTCAACGGCAACAAATCCTTCTGGTTTGGTTACGTTGAAACCTTTTGATGTTTGAACGAAGGTTCCAATAGAGTTGACCGACTCAAGTTTCCGCAAAAGAAGGATTTTTCCTTTTATAAGAGTAGAGTGCAGAGAAAAGAGAGAATCCATTTGCTTATTTTTGGAGTTAAGATAACTTACCACCTCGTCCCGTGCTGATTCTCTTCTTTTGATTGCAGCATCTGTCGTAACTGAACCCATATCTTTCCCTATTTTGTCATTTATCCAAATTATAAAATCCTTATTGGAAAGAGTGGTTGTTCCTTCTTTTACCTTTGAGTTAACGTATATATTCAGGTACTTAACAATTTTTGTTTGATCTGCTAAATCGTTCATAAAAGATTTGGAAGATTTTAAATCTTGCTTTGCCTGAGAGATGATACTATCCAATGTAGAGGATTCTGATGCAGTAAGAGTAGCAGAACCACTTATGTCTCTAAATGAAGCATCATCCACCCACACAGAGCGATTCCTCTTTAAACTTTTAACATTTGCACCGAATGTTGCTGTTAGGTTAGACATTTTTCTGCCGCCATAGGTGGTATGAAAAACTATTCCCATTTTAGCAGAACCAATTTTCTTACCTAGTTCTGAATTCACGGGAACTGCATATGTAATAGTGTTTGGGTTAAATGTGTAATGAGACACACCATCTATATTTTTTGTTCTAATATCACCCGGTCCGAACATCATATCACCTTGTATTATACCTCTAATTGGAAGTTTTTTAAGATATTTAAGTGCAGCAGCAAGTTTATCTCCAAGTCCAGATGAGTGATTTTTTCTAATGTCTGCAACTGTGTAGTTTATTTTTGGAGTTTTATTGAATATACTTTTAGACCCAACAAAAAATTTACCATTTTCTGGATTGGTTCCACAGAATATGGCAGGTGCGCCATCCCATTTAACCGTTGCATTTATTTTGGAGTTTGTGTTACCGTCAAGCATCTTAGCAATTTCTTCTAGAAAAGAAACTGCTTCTGCTGCTCTGCTGCTGCCTTCAAACACTAAATCTTCTATATGAGTAAGATGGGTATTTTTGGTGGATTTTGCTTCTTGAATATATTCTAAGTAGTTGTTCATGTAACTATGTATTTATTTTGATCGTTGTAAGTTTGTATCACTTCATACAATCTAGGAACATAGTCAATTGGGTTTCCACTGAATATTTTACACGGAGGTCCATTCTCTGCGGCCACAATTATATGAAATTCCCGTATGGGAGTTCCTGTTCTTTCGTGCCACATTATAGAATATGCTGTTCCTTGCAGCATATAATTTTCAATATCACTTATTCTTTTTTGATGGGTGCTTCCCTTGAAGTCAATAACGCTCAAATTGCCATTAAATTCTGCAACACAATCAACACGACCGGCGAGTTTCAATGTATCGCTCCATAGAGGAATTTCTATTGCGTGTATATTGTCTATTTGATCAAGAGTTTTTTTTATTTGCACAAAAAGAGAAGAAACCACAGGATTCTCGGTGAGTAATTCAATATTTTCGTTTTTCAGATAACGCTCAATAAGTTCATGGAGGTTATTACCTCGTCGCAAAACCCTTTTTGATTCTTTTGGATTGTTTTTTCGCCATTTTTTAAAGAAATCATTCTTTTCCCACCCAGTTACCGTTGTGACGCTAGGATATTTATTTCCATTTGGTAATTGATAGTATCTCATTCCGTTTGGTTCGGTCACACTCGGGACATTTTCAAATACAAGATTCTGATGAATAAATGTCTTTTGCATACGCATATTATAACTCCTTTTCGCTCACATTCAATGACATTCTGTCAGAATATATATACCGGAAAGGAGAAGATATGAATATTCCGTCTTTTGAGAGATATATTAAAAACAATCCAAAGTGGAATTCTAAAATGAATTTTCGCATTGATGGTGGTGTCTCTGAGGCCCCTGTGGTGGAAATCAAAGAAAATAAACCATTTGAAACTGGCACCACTATCAATGAGGGTGATAATATAAAGATACTTTCTAAAACGTACAAAACATTAGGCAAAGAACAATATGCATTAATAAAAACAACATCTGGTAATATAATACAAGGATATTTACATATTGGTTATATTAGAACACCACTTAGTTCAGAAATTATGCAAACAAAAGAAATATCAATTCGCAATCTTGGCGCGGCACTCCGAGATGCTATAGCACCAATTGACATTATTGTTCAGAATACTATGGGAGGTGGACAGTCCAAATTAAATAATATAATTGGTGTGATAAATGTTGATGGACTTTTTGCTGCTGATTATGCATTTTATGATAAGAGAGGCACCCCAGTACTTTGGGTTGTGCATGATGAAGGAATTAAAACAATAATACGCAAACCAATATCTTCAAATATTGTAATATCCCGTCATGCAGAAACACAAAATTTTTTAAATGACATTGTTGAATATCTAGAAGGTGACTATGAATACAGTAATGAAATTGAGAAATCGGTGAACCTACTTAATATTATATTTGACGCTAAACGTGAAGAAGAGAAAGAAGAACACGATGGAGCATCTGGTGAGTTCATTGATCTTCACGCTATGGACTACGATAAGAACTACGGTAAGTCCTTTCGTTGGGCCCTTACACCCGAAGATCAAGTAGGTACATTCTCTCTCGTTACACCATCGAATGGTGATGC